GCCTTGCATTTCTTAATTACTTCAATAGCATCGCCAACAGTAACTATTTCACCTGCTTCCTCATCAGGTATTTCAATGTTGAAACACTCTTCTAAGAACATGACAAGTTCGACCATTGCCAAACTGTCTAGCATCAGGTCGTCAGCAAGTTTACTGTCCCAAGTAACTTCTGCTTCAAGTTCTTGAGTTTCTCCCAAAGTCTCAACGATTGCTAACTTAGCAATCTTGAGCATGGTCGCTTTAGAGATCCTCTTGCTATCCTTAAGGATCTGCTTAATTTCTGAGTATGTTGAATTGTAAGACATTAAACGTAAACCACATCATTAATTGTACAGGTATCTCGAACAAAGTCGAGTATCCTCATGAATTCATCGCCATTGTCACAATCAATGTTCTTGACGGATCCTTCACTACTTAGTAGTGTAAACCTTCTACGTGGAATGTCAACCGTTACCTTATCAAGGTACTCTTCATTATCAAACATAAATTGAGTGGTGGAAAAGAACATATACAGTCTACCACACTATTTTAGGTTTGTAAAGTAGGGTTGTTCACTTGCTCGACTGGCACGTCGGTTTACCTCCCCAGCTTTTTTCAACAGGCTGAGACCTGCTTCACGTGTTTCTTGCAACGTGTGTATGCACTTGCTATTATCTGTATCCTTTCTTACAATTTCTTCGACGTAATCGTCTAAATGGTCAGCAAGAATGCTCTTTAAAAATTTTGCTTCTTGCTTTGTAACTGACATATGAAAAGTCATTTGTTTCTTGAATGCGACATTCAATTCAAATAGATAGCAGATGCATCCATATCTATGTTGCCACCTGCTGCTACTACATAATTGCCACTGGTTGATGTATTCATTACACCAGAGACAGTGATGTCATAACTATTGCTTGAAGGAGCTGATGCCATTCCATCGAATGCACCACCACTAATGCAAGATATAGAACCACCATCTATAGTAGTCTTAATCTTACCTCCAACTTGTTGGATTACATTACCATCTGTCTTCTCGTACCTACACTTATTAGCTTCAGTACGAATATCTCCCTCACTACGGACGGAGAAGGTTGCAGCTTCCTTCTGAACTTTAATTTCATAATTACCTTTGACAAACTCTTTGATAGAGCCACCTTCACTCAAATCATTAACTAGGAAGGTTGTCCTATTAAGATAAGAATTAGATTTCAATTGCATCTGATTCTTACTGATAATAGCCATGTTCTCATCAGCAATCAAACTGTAGACACCTTTGCACTCTTGTTGCCAGTTGCCATTCACCATATCATAGCGATTGCCTTCAACTTCAGTATGCATGTCACCTTCGACATACAAATTAACGTCACCTATCACCTGTAAACATAATTTATCTGTTTTAGGATCTTCACCGCAACGAATTACAACATTATGGTCTGCTAAAACAATCAAATCATTGTAAGAAACGATGTTTGTGTTCTGTTTCTCATCCATATCAATGGTATTACCCAATGCATGAATCATTCTGAACCTTTCACCTTCCTTAGTGTTGTTCCTTTCAAACACATGACCTGCAGAACTGATCTCTACGTAGTTCTGAGGGTATCTAATTTTAATTTTAGGTAGTAGATTATTTAATATTGAACCACCAGAGAATAGATTTACGTTAGCCATTAGTATCCATAACCTCCTTGATTCTGTTGCTGATTATTATTGTTTTGTTGTGTATTCTGTTGTGTCTGTTGTGTAGTTTGTTGTGTTGTCTGCTGTGTCGTATCTGTAGGAAGTTGTTCTGATGCTGGTGTAAATGATGTGTCTTCATTTATAGTAGTAGTATCAGTAGTTAATGTAGTATCTGTAAGTGTTTCAGTTGGAGTTATCATAGGATGACCTACACAATCTACGTATGTTTGTAGTTGTAGTACACCAGTCTCCTTAATTTCCCTAGGACCACTGAAGCTATACACTGGTGATAGTTCTCCACCACTACCTCTAGCAGGTATAGTTGATGTTCCTACATCTCTGATCTTAGGTTTAACAAATCCAAGAATTTTAGTAGTGATAGTTGGTTCTACCAATTTACCATCCTTATCAACACTATATTCACCAATCTGTTGCTCCTTCTCACCATTACCTATAGTGATGATAGGATTGACATAGTTCTTACCGACATTAATTGTCTTGACATCATCTATTAAAGGAATCAAATCACCACACTTAGCATATACTGCCTTAGCAGTGCCTGGTACAACAAGTTCTGGTTTCTTCTCCGAGAAGTTCAATACAAATTCATGTCCTGATTTAGTCTTGACTGTCATACCAACCTCAATCTTAGGAGCATCCTTAGGATCAATGGTAGCAAGTTGGATATGTGAGGTATCATAATCTGTTTCAATCACTTGTAAAATGTCAGGACTGGTTGGATTTATAACACCAGCTGCATCGGATACTATCATTAGTATATCACCATTTACTAAATTTTGCACCAACCCTTGTTTTGATATAAGAATAGTATACTGCTCTTTGGGGCAGAATGTATCGGCAGGATCAAATCCATATCCAATACCAGACTTCTCCACTGTAACAGACTCTACTCTACCTTCCTTGATGTTAGGTTTCAGTATTGCACCACCACCCTCAGGTTCATTACATGTGAACATAGCTTGGACTGATGCCTCTGCATTTACATTTGATCCTTTACTCTTCATCCATACACCAACTATAGCACCTATATCATCAATGATAGGTAGTGCTTTGACTGGTGTAGTTGACTGTAGGTTATTCCATACCATTTCAGGGAAACATGGTTTCTTATTCAGGATACTATTATTACAGTTAACTGCTGATGACTGTATATTACCCTCACTATCATAGAAATTGAATGATTCAAATTTCTCTAGAGGTCCTCGTGTATCAAAATCACTCTCAGTTATACCAGTTGCCTTACCTGCATCACTATCCAGAGGAACAAGAGCACCACTCTTAGTATCAAATACTTGTTTCTTACCATCCTTCATGAACGGTACGTAACCATTCTTAGGTTTACCATCACCAATAACCTCACCGCCTGGTGGTGGTTTGACTGCATACTGATCTACTTCTTTTGCCTTTGCATCATTACCTTTTGCTTTAGGACCATGGCATGTCTCATATACTGTTGCACCAATAGCACATGTTATTGCACCATCACAGAATAGATCTAAGAACTCAAGTGTCTTACTTAATATACCTTGAATAGTATCAGCAGCACCCTTGATAGAACCAACGACTCCTTTCAACATACTGAGTGCACCTTCTATCTTCTCCATGACCTTACCCATGATGTCACCAATCATGTTCTCGATGAGACATAGTGCAGTGTCAAGTACATTCTCTAGTAAATCATTAAGCATACCTTTGATGAAGTCTTTCAGATCATCAACCATATCTTTAAACAAACATGATACAAGATCACCAACACCTTTGAGTTCTTTCTTAACCTCATCATCTAGTTCTGGGTCGGGTACGTTATTATCATCAAGTTGATCCTGTACCAGTTTGTTGACATCTTCCATGACAACACCCTTGATGTTACCCAACAACCCGTTAAGTTTTGACTGTATCCTATTGGTTGTGCTATCAATCTTCTTCTCAAGATCAACAACCTTTCCCGTCTTTTTGTCGATGAATTCACCTATCTCATTCTTTTCTATACCACGAGCAAACTTCATAAACTCTGCCATGGGTGCTTCTAATTTAGGAGCAGTTTCACCGCCACATTTACCATTACCTATCTGTACAGTTACACATTTCTTTTCCTCTGCTGCAACCTGTGATTGTGTCTCTGGTTCAGCAGGACCACGAGGGTTCTTAGTACTATCTTTACCTTCCTCTTCTGGTATACCTTCGTTATTTGATGGTGCTTCTTCCAGTCCAGTTTCTTCGTTATCTTCGACTGTACTACCTGTACCACCAACACCACTACCTTCACCACCATGTACCTTTTCATCATACGTTGGTGCAGATAATTGATCAAATCCTGTTTGTGTACCACCTAGAGAACCATAACCTGACTGTGGATTTTCATCACCGAGTGCACCTAGAACAACAGGTACTTGTGCGTTAGCACCATCCATGAAAAATCCAATCACCCAACTGTTGATCTGTAACTGATGCAATGAACCAATACCAGATCTTTGTGGATGAGTTACGGGCATCATAACTAACGCCCATGGTAATTCTTCTGTAGGTAGTTCTGCCTTACTTGGACTATGATAGCCCATGATTCTAACCTTGACCTTGTTAGTCCAGTCCCAGTCAAAGTTTGTTTTACCTGCTAGTAATGCTAGTAAAGGATTAGTTCTGGTTGCAACATTGACTGCACTACCAGCAACGTTCTTGGCAAGGTCAGATAAAAAGTGACCACTACCATCGTTCTCAACCTGTCCGACAAACCAGTTGAAACCATCCTTACCAATAAAATTAGCAGATCCTTCGTTCACTGTGTTGTATCCTCCATGTATTGTGGGAATCCACCAGGACTGTCAGTGTATAGAACTAACTTAGTTGACATCTTATCATCCTGTGATAAAAATTGTTTCTCAACTCTACCAATAACATACTTACCACTATTTTCATAATCCATTTGCTTATCCTTTCCTTTGAAAGTCATGACCTCTACAACATCACCGACTGTGAGTTCGTTAGTGCCAATATATTCTACTTCTGCTGCCTTAGTATAAAATAATTTTTCTCTTAATGATGCTTGAGATAATTGTTTTGTCATACCCTTCGTATATGTTCCTTCTGTGAACAATGCAGTGTCCGTTATCTTAGACATGATACGAGTGTGTGCATTGTCCCTATCAAATTTTTTGTAGAACTCTGGTGCTACAAAATTAGGATTCATTAAGGGTACTTCTTGGTAATATTTAGTTATGTTAAAAGGATGCTCTACGTATTTCATGTCTTTCACATCCAAAGTCATAACCATACTATTGAATGATCCCACGTTGAGACCTTTCAATACATCAAAACTTGTTGTTACCTCTAGTTTATCAATAGGTATGATTCCTTTATCCTCTTCTGGTTCTTCATTGTCCTTTGGTTCATGACCTACCACTAATTTTTTGATAGGTTTTGTACGAGAGAATGAATCATATGATAGGAAATTATATCCTCTCTTGTTCTGGAAGAAACAATAACCTGCCGAAGCATTCTTTCCACTACTCTTCTTCTCTGGTATACTCTTAGCACACAACCATTTGATTATAGTATATGGTGACCAGTAAGGTGATATAAATGAGAATTTATTTTGTGTCTTCTCTATATTAATATCGTAGGTTGTATGTAAGATATCTTTCAATACCTCTTTCTGCACAATCTCATGGATCTTTTTACCACCACCTTTACCAAATCGTCTTGATAATTTAGTAGCAGCATTGTTTATAAGATCATATGTACATATTAATAAGGTAGCTTTAGACTTACCATCTTTAGTTGATCTGTCCTGTATATCATATATGACTCCATTGATCTGATAAAAATTAGTTGTAGGTTCTTCTGTATCTTCCCACCCAATGAATACAGGTTCCATACCTTGTAGTGTTGATACGATACCTGCATCACTATCAGTTATCTGTGCTTCTAATCTTATTGATGCACTACGAATATCCTCTGTATATTTTAAATACAGCACATGATTCATGGTTAGAGGTACAGGCTGCTCAAGTGCAGGTGAACTAATCACGAAATGTCTTAAACTAAAATTTGATTTGGTATCTATCATTAGAACTGACTTGTTACTGTATATTCATCAAAGTATGGACTATACTTGATTTTAGGTATAGCATCACCACCACCCTGATCCATAGATCCACTACCTGTATTCATTGGTACAGGTGCAGGATCACGTAGGTTTTGGGTAACTGGATTCAAAGCAAGATTTTTTTCTTCTTGTACCTTTGCTTCCTGTTCTGCTATTACATTCTCTGTCAATTCATTTAGGTTAGTTTGATCACCACCTCTAATCCTATTAATAATAGAAGTACCAGCACCAACTGCCATACCCAAAGGTGTATACTTAAATGCTTTCTTAGCAAAGTTACCAACACCACCTAAGAATCCTTTCACCTTGTCATTCTGCATGACATTCTTAAACTTATCCTTAGCAGCACCAAGCATCTTCACACCCATACCCATAGGTGTCATGTCAAATGCTTTCTTAGCACCACTCTTGATTCTATTCCAGAAACCTCCTTTGTTTTCTTTACCATCACCAATATAACCAGGCATATAACCAGGTGCAGTAAAGAAGTCTGGTATCAATGGATCACCCGTAGCAATTGATGGAGCCATTGCACCACCAGCTTTCTTATTTGCCATGAACGAGAATGCCTTAGTCATCAAGAACTTGACACCTAATTCAAATGGATTTCTACTCTTATCTTTCTCTTGTTCTTTCTCCTCACTCTTAGCCCAATCGTCACGTTTCTTCTTTAGTTCCTCTGGATCAAGTTGTTCTGACTCCGACTTACTCTCATCCTCTGTTGGTTCAGGTGTAGGAAGTTTAAATGCTGACTGTAGTACAGATAAGTTCTTCTTGATTATACTAGTACCATCACCCTGTGATGGAGTCTTAGACATCGTATCCATCAAACTTGCAGCAGCTGCCTTGGATGGCAACATCATTGCTGTTTCAAATGCTTTCTTAAATTTCTTATCTACCTCAAAGTCTTCAACTATAGTCTCTGCTGCCTTATCTAATGGTACAAGGGCATTACTATCTTCTAATGATTGATATGATTCACCAGCTGGTGATGGTTCAGTACCTAAACTCTCTGCACTAATATCAACAATAGGTTGGATACCAACAGCACCACCCTTTTTAAATGGTACTTCACCTTCATCATCTTCTGATTGACCAATGTTCAACGGGGGCATCATTTCGTTAACGGGACTAAGATCCGCATTACGAGTCATTGCCTTTACATCATATCCACCTACCTCATCTAATGACTGTAATCTTTCAGATAGTAAGAAATCCTCACGCATTTCTTTACCCATGAGTACCTTAAGAAGTAAGTTACGATCTTCAAGTAACTCAGATAAACCTTCAAACTTAAGGTTTAAATTCCTAATGGTCTTTGTCAGTTGATCTCTATACATATGCCACCTCTACTCGTGTACCTTTAGAGAACTGATCTACAACATAATGACGCTGTACTTCAGGATCTAATTTCTGTTGATTCTGTGGAGGAGTTGGTACTATCTTTGTTGCACCTTGTATGACAAGTGGCATAGGTACAACCGTTGTACCGTTCTTATTAGACTGAACAACTGGTGTTTCATTAATCATCGTTTGTTCAGGAGAGGGTTCAGGAGGATCAATTCCTTCTGTTGGTTGTATGTCAGCTGGATCACCTGCCATAGCTCCACTAGCAAGTTGTAGTAACTTACCACCAAGACTCTTAGAAGTATCCTTTTCTTTCTCTTCTTTCCAGTCAGACTTCTCTCCCTCTAAAAACTTTCCTCTATCTTCATTACTTTCAAAATCAAAGTGAACTGGATCTGTAGGACCTTCCCAATCAAATCCAAACTTATTACCGTTGTCTCTCATCCATTGATTCGCAGGTGTATCTGCTGCTATATCAATAGACCATCCCTGTTGGTGTGGTGACATACCTACAGGAGCTGGTGTAATTATACTAGGATCATCTTCATTCTTTACAAGTTGTGCTTGTTCTGCATTACTTCTAAATGCAGAGGTAACTGCACCAGGTAAATCAATACCATCTCTTGCTGCAGCTGCGACTGCCTTCTTCCATGCAGATGATGTAGAAGGATTAAGGTGTATCTTCTGTCCGAACATATCTCTACCATTACCTTGTGGTACAGCTATTGCCTTCCTTATATTTCCCACACCTGACTTAAATCTTTCAGCAAGTCCACCCATTGCACCAGCAGCACTCTTACCAATATTCATCAAACCTCTAACAGGTCTTTCAAATGCTTGTCTGACTGCAGGTGTCGGACCTGAACTTGGTCCTCCTTTCTCTGCAGGTCGGAATGGATTAAATGCTTGATCTGGTCTACCTAATAATGGAGGTGCTTCACCTTTCGCAAATGATTCGTCACTCTGACCTCTCTGTGCCAGATCATCTTCAAGAAGCTCAGACCATGATGCATTGTTCTCATCTATTACACGTTCGTTTCTACCTTTATTCCACCACTTGATCGGTGCTCGTAATCCAAACTTACTTTGTCTAATTTTGAGTGCACCTAACCCAAACATAGCCTTTAACTTACTAACCTCTCCCATCAACTTTCCTTTTGATGGGTTGTTTGGTTGTGAAGCTAAGAAACCAGCTGTTGCTGACAACAATGCAGTTGATGCTTGTTTGTACATATCCCGAATAGTGTCACCAAATTTATGCATAGGAACGACTATTTCTGGACCTGCTTCACCTATGAGTGCTTTAGTTGGTTTAGTAACTAATCCACCTTTTGCTAAAAGAAGAGGTGCTGCTGTCCTTATAAAAGGTACAATTTTATTAACCCCTTGTACTATAATAGGTAAAGCTGCTACATCAGCAGGACCAGGTTGAGGACCATCTGCTAGTGCAAGTGCTACTCCAGCTACAATTAAACCAATACCAACAACAAGACCTCCAACCTTAGCCACCTTACCCATATCAACCTTAGATCTGACTTGGGTTTTTACATTTTTAGGTTTGGGGCATTTCTTCTTTTTATTTGATAAAACTTCTTCTGGTTGTGGTTGTTCTGCTTGTGGTTGTGAAAGAGAACCAGGTTGAGATCTTGCTTGTGTACCAACATACCATCTCTGTCTACCTCTGAGGAATGAAGTTATCTCATCCTCGGCCTCCATAGTTTTTTGAAAAGACACAATAAACTTATCACTCACTTCAGTGAGTTGAGTTGCTAAGTCTTCTATGGTTGCTTGTGCCATTAGCGTCTTCTACGTTGCTCTTCTATTCGATCTCTTTCTTTCTGTAAGTGAGAAGATAAAAGGTTTACATATACATCCCGTTCCCACGGAATCATATTTTCAATATCAGTCAAGCTATATTTATGGTGCTGAACTAACGAAAAATTCGTTTGATAGAAGTTCATCATGCCCTCATGGAAGAGGGCTATGCGAAAAAATCAGCAAGACCTTCAATTACCACCTCATTTTGTACCTGTGTCTTAGGGTTTTTAAACTTAAGTACATGACGAAGTGAAGGCATAGTGTTAAAGAATTCCTGTATCATTCCAAACTGTGAATTGGTTAGAGTCTCTATCCAATCTTTTGCTTCCTCTGGAGAAAATGATCCTGTTGGTTCTTCACCAACATACACTCTCTTAATACACTTACCAACTAACTCATAAGGATCAACCTTATCTTGGTTAAATGTGATAGCAGCAAAGTATTCCATATCTGGATACTTCATCTCTACAGTAATATCATCACTGATCTTGAATACGTTTGTATGTCCCTTAGGAAAATGTACCTTGACATCATCAACTAAGAATGATACGTTGATCTCTGTCTCCCCATCATCGGGACAAGTGACTTTCATTTCAATCTCTTCACTGATTGATCTAGCACGAACTTGAAGGAAGATATACTCTATATCAAATAGAGCCATATCCTCAAGAACTATGTTCTTAGTGATGATGCAGTTATTCAGTACAGTTTTTATCGCTTCTAGCGTCTGCTCGGAGTCTTGTTGCTCCATAGCAATAATTAATGTTTTTTGTTCCTTAACAAGAAAAGGTCTATATTTAAGTTTCTTTTTTGTAGAAGGCACCGTCAACGTATACGTTGGCGTAACAATTTCAGGTAATGGCATAATTAATCGTTAATTAAATGACTATACTCGTAGTAAAATCCAACAGTAACTTTTACAAGTTGTGCAGGACCTGCAGAGTATGGTATAGATGATACAGTGTAGGGATATGCTTTGATAAGATTGACTCCAAATGCTACTCTGTAGTCGTCTTTCTTCTCACCTTCAGCTGGTTTCGGTACTCCGTATTTCTCCAGTTTTCTAATTTGCATGTCACAGGTATAGTGATCATAGTACCTTTGTGCATATGCTAGATGTCGTGACTGTGATAGTATGTGATCCTTAGAGTACATCTCTCTTGGTGTTTCTACAGCACCAATAATGTAATCTTGCCAACATCTAAAAAATTTAAAGGGCAAAGAATCAGCATCGCAAAAGAAACTAACGTCTAGTTCATTGAACACTTTGGCAGATGCAACTTTCTGTATCATACCTTTTTGGGGCATCTTGACATCAGAAGCTGACATGGTAACACCAGGTATCTGTATTTCATTGCACAACATGTTTAACTGATAGTTAACCATGTCATCTTTCGAGAGACCTTCACCAGATTTACCAGTGTTTAGGTTATCATTAAAATGACTCTGCAGAGAGTAACCTGTACCCACAGCAGGTGATTCTGGGTTTGCAATTAGAAACTGATATAAGTTAGACGATGAGATACCGCCAGAACGTTTAATAACATTCTGCTTAAATTGTTCTATCGTTAATCCCTTAGCCATAAATATAGTATATGGTGTGACCATCTTTATTTATCATGGCATACAAAGGAAAATACAAAGTAAGAAATTACCGCAAGTATAAGGGTGATCCTACAGGGGTCATATACCGTTCTTTGTGGGAGAAAAAGTTCATGGACTGGTGCGATAAGAATCGTAATGTCATTGAATGGTCTAGTGAAGAACATATAATACCATACAAAGATCCAGTCGCAAAGAAATGGCGACGATACTTCCCAGACTTCTACATGAAGGTTAAGGAAGCAAATGGAAAAATACAATCATATCTCGTTGAGGTAAAACCACTCAAACAAACTGAGTGTCCCAAACCTCGACGTGTCAAAACCAAAGCGTATCTTTCGGAGGTTATGACATATGCTACAAACTCAGCAAAATGGGAAGCAGCAATCGAATACTGCGACGACAGAAAATGGAAGTTCAAGCTCATTACAGAACGAGAACTCGAAATTAAGTGAATACTTTGCGTCTATAGAAGGTAAGAAAATTTCTATGTCAACTATGCGTAATGATATATTCAACGCATTGTTTGATGGTGCTACTGACAATCCAACATCAGGTAAGTATTATATCTTTGAATACGATCCTAAATTCAAAGATCAGTTAAAAACATGGGATCAATTCCCGTTCGTTCATGTGATGGAATTTAAGAAAGGAAATATGTTAGCAGCGAACCTACATCACATAAATGCAAAAGCTCGATTAACCGCTATAAATAACAACAGATTTCCTGAATCCACTTTACGTTATTACATACCAAAGAATGCAGATAGTATTTTCTTTGAAGTAGATGACCTAGATGTACCCAAATTGAGTCAATTTCCACTGGAAAAATTTCATCGAAATAGATAATGGCTGAAGACCAACTAGAAGATTCACAAACGATACTGTCATACCCTAACGGTATTGACACAGTTCCTTATGCTTCATTTTTGAAGATCATGAGATACGAGTATCAAGAAGCACTTGAAAAGGTTGCTGCGAATCAAAACGATGCCTTAGGTTCGTTTGCGAGAAGTGGTGTCATGTCAACTATGGTTAACACTGTCACGAATGGTATGGCAGGTGTATACAACGGTATTGATGGTGGTGATTCTGACCAAAGAATGAATGAAATGAACGACCAGATAAATGAAACTGGTGAAGTTCAAAGTCGATGGTGGGATCCACTTAATGTATTTACGAACGCTGGTTCAACCGAAGTTCCTGGTGGGGATAAAGAGATAACTCTCCCTAACGGAGAAACTACCACATGGAATGCATTAAAGAATGAGAAGGATGAACTTTTAAATAATAGACGCAAAGGATTAGCAGCATCAGAACTAAACGTAGCGTTACCCGAAGAATTCCAATACGGTTACAGTGCTGATTGGGGTAACACATTTAAGATGGGTACCATGGCAATGGCAGCAGATAACTTTTCTAAGTTTGCTGCGTTAGGAACTGCAGGTGCAGGTCTCGGTGCATTGTATACAAACTCATTAGGTAAGTTACAAGATTTGGCAGGTGCAGCAGGTAATATACCTGGCGTTAATGCAGATGAGTATGCAGCTAACATGGCTCAAGGTGCACAGATGGCAACCAACCCGTTTGGAGTCAACGGGGAACTTAGCATGACTAACATCGTTGGTCTTGGAGGTATGGCACCAAACGAAAATGCCATACAGATGTTCTCTCGCATGGGATTTAGAGAATTTAGTTTTAGTTTTGCCTTCGCTGCTCGTAATCCTCAAGAATCAGCAGAGATACAAACAATTATAGAATGGTTCAAACGTGGTATGCATCCTGGCTCAGCAAATGGTAAAGGTTCTGCAACCTTACTAACCTTCCCTGATGTATTTGTCTTACAACCTATGTTCGTTAAGGTAGATGAAACTGTAGATAATGATGGAAGAAAAAAACTTGATATTGCTGACGAACCAATACAACATCCCATGATGCCAAAGACAAAGATTTGTGCATTGACAAGTTTGAGAGTTAATACCACACCATTAGGTGCAATCAATACTGTGTTTGATGGTTCAATTCCACTTGTTACTGTTGAACTCAAGTTTGATGAGACAACTGCTCTTACCAGAGTTGACTTTGAAGGTGCAAGAACTAGAGTTAACAATCAACTTGATAAAGGTTTTGTTAGATCATCTAACATGGCGAATCATCCAGAGATAGGTTTCTAATGTTAAAAGGACTACCCAATTTAATGTATAACTTCGGAGCATCAGCAGTGGATCCGCAGTTCTTAGTGACTAAAAATATATGGAGACGTGCTGAGATACTACGTGAGTACAAATCATCACTTGCAATGTTTGATGAGTATGTTGTAGCGAATGGTGAGAGACCAGAAGATATTGCTTTGAAGTTATATAAGAACCCATTTTACAACTGGACGTTGTTAGTAATAAATGATATCACTAACTACCATGATCAATGGCCAAGATCAACACAACAACTGCAAGAATATGCATCCTCTAAGTATGAGAACCCACAGGCAACTAAAGATTATATTACCTATGAAGTAAAGAAGGGAAATGATATCATTGTACCTGCAGGTAAGGTTGTTCCTTCTACATTCCAAGTAACATATTATGATGGTATAACCACTATTACTGCTAATCCTGTAGTGTCACGTTCTTACTATCAATATGAAGAGCAATTGAATACTGAGAAGGAACGCATACAGTTAGTCAAACCTGAGTTTATAGAAGATTTTGTAGAGAATTATTATATGCGACTGGCATATAAGGGTAAGTTAGAAGTTGGTGTAACACCATCAGAAATTAATATGGCATAAAAAAAGACCCCCGAAGGGGTCTTATTTTTTTAGTCTTCGTTTGCTAGTTTAGC